CGTTTTTTTAATTCGTCAATATCCAAATTCAAATCACGCAATTCTTCAATGCTTTTTTCCATTTTACAAACTCTCCAATTCTTTTAATTTTTTATCCAAGTCCGCTCTCGCTTTCTTCGCTGCTTCGTCCTCGGTATCGGTAGGCGGCTCGGTTTTCTCCCCTTGCCCTTCTGACCGACTTTTAGCAACAACGCTTGCTTCCTCATAAGCAGGAAACGGCGTTATTGTTATTTCCCATAATTTTGAAATTTCGTTAATAGTGCGTTGCTTGTAATCAGGTGACCAAGTGTCTCCTTCGCTTTTAAAAGCAAAGCTCATACCGTCTACAACTCCACTCTCAACTAAGTTATACCAATCCCTTGCGTATTGGGTATTGGGCATTTCGCACTCAAAAAACAACCCTGTTTCGTCCTTTTCAAGTCTCATATTTATCCCTGCTCTGCCCAAGACATTGTCGGGATTGTGTCCGACCATTAGATACACGTCACTTAGATTGGTACTATCTAACGCATTCGGTGACACTGTTTCTTCCCACTCATCAAAAAAATCCCGAATCATTGTCGGAGTGTTAAACAGTATTGGGTATCCTCGCAAAACCATTTTTTTGCCGCTATCTTCATCTGCCCTGATTTCAGCTGTTATATCGACTTTGCGATAGTTATTAATTTTCTTGATTTTTTGTTCCGTCATCGTTTTTCTCCTTTATATTCGCCCCCTTTTGGGCGGCTTGCATTTCGTTAACTAATTTAATATCCATTGTATCGGCGGTGACTCTCGTCATTTGCCCTAATCCGTCAGGCAATGGGGAAAGCCCTATCATTTCTCGTGCATCGTCTATGTTTAGTACCCCTTGTCTCAACCCAACGCTAAACAATGCTGTCTTTGCTGACAATGTACTTACCGATAAGTTGAAAGTGTCAAACTCTACTCTATTGCCAAACTCTATCTCTCGTTTAGTGAATAGCTTGCTGGTAAACTCCTGTTCTACCTGCTGTGCTATTGGCTCTATACGGTTTTTTACGAATAACTGAAACTCAATCTCCTGTGCCTTGTTGTTGATAATCTCTTGCGTTATTCCAAAGTAGTTATAGACGATGTTAACTACAAACTGCATTAACTCTCTGTTTACATCGTTTTCTTGCCAATTGATTGGCGTGACCGACCATTGACTATCTAAGTACGCTATGCCGTTTACATTGCTATCAAAATTTGCTTTCAAGTCTGACATAGTGCCTTGTTTGTCTGTCGGTTTTAAGTTTCCGCTTGTCCCTAATTTCCCTGTAAGCAAGGCTTTTGCTTTTTTAGGATTGGTTATTTCAATAGCCTGTTGTGCCAGTGCTTGTATAACTGTTTCATATAACCCTAGATTGTTTCTTGTCCCGCCTGAAACTGAAGCAAATCTATTTAGATAAATCAAATTAGCAAGGTTATATGTCTTATTGATTGTCAAAAACTTGACTATTGCTATGTTTCCGTCAAGTTCAAATTGAAAATTATCACGTGGCAGTACATATAACTGACTTAGTTCGCCAGTCGAATAATCAAAAATAGGCTCTATAAACACATTATTATCTAGCATTAATCGTGTAATAACTTCTTTCCAAAATTGTGTTGCGTTCTGTAATGGATTAGCCTTTAAGGTCATTACCTTAGAAGTTGCGGTCTCAAAATATGTGATATTGCCGTTCCTGTCCACCCGCTCTATATACTTAGGAATGGACGAAAAAATATCCGAAAAGCATTCTATCGCCGTTCGGACTTCGGGTATATCATATATCTTGCTTGCATAACTTCGTGCAAATAGTCCTATGTTTCCGCCGTAATATTCTTTGATTATCGTTCTCAACTCGGGTTTCTTCCGTTTGAAGATGTCTAAAAATCCCATTGCTTGCTCCTATATTGTGAATAACTCCGTTAATGCCGTTCTGTATTCTTCTAACTCTTTTGTCCTTTAAATAGTGATATATTGGGGTATTTTTACTCTATATTCCTCAAGTTCTTTTGCTCTTTGGTACGCAACAAAAGCGTTAAAGACACCTATGCAACCGTCTATATGCCCCGTTGACTTAGCCTTATGTGGAGAGAGGTTATTATTAGCGTCCTGTCTTACTTTCAGATTATAAAAACAATAAGGCATTAGTTTGTTTGCATTATCGAACACCAATGCTCCGCTCTCGAACAAACTCCTTATAATCTTTATCGGCTCGGACAAAGTCCAACCGCCTTGTGCTACTTCGGACAATATCCCATAATCTCTTTCAATCGTTCCGTCTTCGCCTTTTTTAACTTTTTCAATACTGAACCCGTTCTCTTGCATATTCGTTAGCCATTCTTTTGCCAATGCTCTGTCATAACCGATTTTTAAAAAGTTTATGCTATACTCATCTCTTAGTTTTACAAACCATTGTGTAACATACTCTTTACGCACATAGCTTCCCTGCGTTATTATAACTAAGCGACTTGTCATCTCGTCATTCGTTGCTAAATTTGTCATACTCTGATAGTCTTGCTTGTCCTTTCTGCTGTTTCGTTCTAAAACATCAGCGGCAATAAAATACACTTGTAAGTATCTGAACTTGCCGTCTTTGCATAAGATTTGTGCTGTCGCATTGCATAAGTCTGTTGTTTCAGCAAGGTCCACACCTCCGACTGCATAAGAGTTAAAGTATTCTTCTTTTTTTATCTCTCGCATTGAATTTTTGATAGCAATCATATCAAAATAATCAATCGCTGCTCCTATCTGTCGGTTAAGTTGTTTTGCAATAAAAGCATTAAGCGTTGTCGGGTCGCTCTTCATTGCCTCATATTGTTCACGCAAGAACTTGATTGTCGGACGCCCCTCATACATTGCGGGATTCGCTTTTATCCAACAACTTTCGTCTTTGTAATCGTCTGTATCGTCAATGCCGTACATCAGGGCAAATATCTTATCGTTTGTGCCGTATCTCTTTCTGTGCAACACTTTGCGGTTACGCTCTAATAATGTCTCATACAAACTTTCAGGAGTTACACCTGCTGATGATATTACTATCATCATCGGTTGTTCTCTGGCACCCATACCAGTTTTTATAGCTATATACTGGTTATGCGTTGTTATTTCGTGTGCTTCGTTTACAACACCTACACTTGGATTGCTTCCGTCTTTTCCTTTTGTTCGCCCTGATAAATACTCAATCTTACCTCCGTTTATCTTGCATTCAATATATTTGTCCGTTTTGTGTACTTTGAAAATCTCACATAATGGTACTTTCTCAACTTCCTTGCGGATAATATCATAGGTTCTTTTTGATTGTGTTTCGTTCTCTGCGACAATTTGGCACCAAGCGTTTGGCTCTCTTTCCATTCCAGTAAACCAAGCAACTAACGGCACTATGAAAGTGTCCTTACCCCATTTTCTAGCGACAAACAAATTTAGTTCATTAAAATACCTAAAATAACGATTCCTTTTTTTGTCGTATGTCTTTATCCCCAAAATACAAGCGGCTATATATCTCTGTTCCTTGTTTAGCTCAATCGGCTTGCCTGCCCATACACCCTCACGGTGTTTGAACATTCTTGCAAACTTTTGAAACGCTATCGGGTCAGCTTCTTTGTAAAAAACATTCTTGCGTGATATTAACTCTTTGATTAATCGCACATTGTCTTTTATGTCGGTGCAAAAATCCTGTGGACGATTCTCGACCAATTTACAATAATCTGTTATCCATTTCAACATAGCCTCTTCCTATGAAAAAAGGAGCTTTCCTGCTCCTAGTCATCACTCCTATTCATTAGCTCCTTGAATATATCTAATCCGCCTTTTGCGTTCGCCGCCTTTAACCCTGCCCTTGCTCTTGCAAGAGGCGACAACCCCAACTGGTCAAATAATTTTATACACAAGGCGGCATTATCTGCTCTTTTCTTTATGTTCGGATTAGGCTTTACCTGAACTTTAGTCGGCTTTCCGTTTTCATCGTGTTCAACTTCGATTATGATATATGCTCGTGGGTCTTCCTTTAATGCTGAGTCCGCTTCGTCCGTTGCTACTTTCGCTCGGCAATATAATTCCATTAAATGCACATCAGCGTCCGACACTCTGCAATTAATCGTTTCTCGGAATATCCTAACTAGCCAAAACCAAACATCAAGCTCCTTGTCCGATAAGGTCTCAGGCGGTATGAAATTCTGACTTTCATAAACAGGAGTATTATCTTCTCTATCTTTTAAGTGTGCATTACTGCGGTTTTGCGTATCTTTATCAAGTATTACTCTCGGTGCTCTTGGCATTTACTTCCTCCCAATATTCATTGAACTTTTGCAATGGACTTGTCCGCTCGTGTATTTTGTTGTGGCATTGCGAACAAAGACATTTTAAATTTGTTATGTCGTATCTTCTTTCCCAACCCTCTGCCGTATCAATCGGCAAAATATGATGTATTTCTTTTCCTGCTACTATCTTACTTTTTTTAAGACATTCTTCACATATTCCGTTCGCTTCGCCAAATTTCATCGCTCTTAACGCTTTCCATTCAGCAGTCTGGTAAAACTCATTGTATTTATCGTGATATCTCATCAAGTACCCCTATTTTATTAGTTATGTTTTCATAACGGCTAAAAACTTTTAATTTGCGGAAATGTTTTAAGAAATG